CGTCTGTCACCGTCGATAAGATGACGGCGGGTTTGGGTGCAGAGGCAGACTTGTTTGCAGTCGAGCATAACTACAAGCAGTTCTTCAAGCTGCATGAGACTAGCCCGGCCTACTAAGGAGACTGACCATGGCACTCTATTCAAGGATTTACCTTTTCATTGATGGTCAACTCCTCGCCGAGAATACCACCGTCGAAACTGCCTTGGAGGGAGACATCCCAGATGTCTTCACCCAGGCTAGGCAGTGGGCTGGTATCACGCCGGCTCCAATCGTCCGGACGGTTACTGCCGAAAACATGATTCCGCTCCCCGGGGTTGAGTTCGACTTCGAGTCGGTGATGCTCAACTTCCAGGAAGTAGAAATCATGATGCAGGAGGATGGAAGCGGAAAGAAGTGTGTCACCAAAGGCTATATCGTCAGTGTTCCTAGGAGCGCGGGCGTAGGGGCCAACTCGACTATCAGCTTCACCTTTAGGGGGACTCCCTCTTCGTTCGAGTAGCACATGCTCCATAGCGTACTCGTACGCAAAGATGAAGGCCGACACTCTCGAGAGGGGGTTGTCGGCCTTTTCTAATTATGGCCATCTATAATAACCTCTACATCTACGTGGATGGTCAACTCCTCGCCGAGAACCAATCCCTTGACATCTCTCTTCAATCCAGTGGGAGCGAAGAGATCATCTCGATTTCCGATGGATGGTTGGGGCACGAGACAGGTGCTCATTTCCTAGTGGTGAGTGGCGAATTAGCAGTTCCATTTGATGGTTCGGAACTTGACGCGTTCCTACGGGCGTGGTATAAACAGAAGTCACATTTGACCATTCTCGAAGGCGGAGGAGGTAAGACTCTTTCAACTGAGGGATACTTTATCAATCCTAGTAGACGCTCCGGCGTTGGACAAAATCTAGTTCTTTCCTTCATGTTTCACGGGACTCCAGATTCCTTTAAGTGATTCGCCCACATCCTGATATTGCCGCTGGGTCTCTGTTCCGAACTCTCATTCGTACTCCAAGGCCTCACATAGATACTCGCATTTCGTTCAAGGGCAGAGACTACCCTGTAAAAGTGCAAGCTCTGAGCGGAGAGGAAGAGTCAGAAATTTTCTATGAGTTCGACGATCATCCAGAGGAGGTCAGACCCGATCTAGTTGCATGTAGATGCCTGTATCGGATGATCGTTGATGAAAAATGGAAGTCCATTTTTCCGTCCGAATCTTGGGTTCTAAATAATCTCGAAGGATACGAAGCTAAGATTATCAGCGCTCAAATTCTAGAGGAATATCAAAAGATTTCTCCTAACTTCATGACCTGTGACTACTTTGCATGGGACAGGAAGATCCAGGAGGGAATTAACAGGCCTGGTAATTTCATCAAGGCAGTTCTTCTTGCAGACTGTAAATCGCCAAATGAATTTTGGGGGATTCTTCCCTCGGAGGTAATCGACGTTCAGTATATACTCTGGATGTCTTGCAGAACGTATGTCAAACGAATCAGAGAGTCAGAGTAGTAGCCTAGTCGAGGCGATTGAGAATCGCCCCAGGCGGGTTTTCGTCGTTGATATGAGCAAGTTTCTGGGACTTGCTGGGAAGCAGATGGAAACTGCGGCTGTTCGTGTTCTTGTAGAAGCGGAAGAAATCGACGCCCTGGTGAAGGCACATAAGCAAGTGAAGGAGGCAGTAGGCGATGTCCAGAATGCCCTCCAGGACGAAGACTTGCTTGTCAACACCAAGACTATTCATGCGATCTGGAGAGCGTTTCGGCGAAACGAACCAGGAGATGCCGAGAAGGGTTACATGTACCCTGCCTTTCCAAGTCCGACTTGGATGCAGAACAATCTGACCACCGACGAGCTTGGGGCGCTTCTCCATATCTACAATGACTGGAGAAGGCACTCGAGCACCATTGACGATTCTATTGACCTGGAGAGACTTCGGGGGCTTGCCAGGGCAATCCACAAATACGAGGGGTCAGATTTGCCAGAGGCTTTGCTGGCCGGGCTGGATCGCGAATGGGTTGTTCAGGCATTTATTCTTCTGGCTTTGGAGTTAGGCGATGCGAATAAGCGTCTCGATGAAAGGGATGTCAAGGATTCACAGGAAGCACATCCGATTGGTGGAGACAGCCCCGGCAGTGATCCAGGAGGAAGTGGCGGGGGGAGTGGAGAAGGAGTTGGCGACCAAGAGGTATCAAAATCAGACGGGGAACCTAGAGGGTAGTACTCGTGCTGAAAACCACGCGGACGGAGCTTCGATGGTAGTTGGGAACGGAGAAACCGAAGAGTATACCTCCATCATCATAGATGATCCTCGGTTCAGCGACTTCAACCAAATTGCTTCTGAGGTGGAGGCGTCAATCACTGGACGCCTCACGGCCGAGTAATGTCCGAAATTGAAATTCGGTATAAATTTATCGCCGATGATCAAGGCGTTGTAAACACCTTCAACACAATTGAAGGTGCGGCCAAGCGCAGTCAACAGACAGTGCAAAGGCAACGAACGGAACAGAAGAGGCAGACCACCGAGCAGAAGGCCACTGTCAGGCAGCAGATTCAAATGATGCGCCAGCAGATGCTCAACGCTCGCATGGTTCAGAAGCATCAGGAAAAGCAGAGGCAGCAAACATTCAAGACTGCCCGAGATATTACCCGGAATCAGATCAAAGAGGATCAGAAATTGTTCCGGGAAAAGGCAAGGCTGGAGCAACAGCATCGTAAGAGGCAGGAGCGTGCCGAAACGCAGGCTGCTCGTCAGCGCCGCAATTCTGCTCTGCGCGGGCTCGCGGGAATGGCTGGGCAGCTCGCCCTTAGAGGAATCGCAGCTGTAGGTGTTGGTGCCGCTGCCTTGACTGGCAGGGCACTTCGCGACGACATCCGCCTCGAGGATAAGGCGCAAGGACTAGCTGTCCGCGGTACCTCTCTCGGGGAGCGATTAATATCAGGAAGAGAACTCAAAAACCAATTTCGTTCGATTGCCTTGCAGCGACCCGGCGTATCCACGGGCGATATTATTTCAGGAGCCGAGGCGTTCGTTGAAAAGACCGGAGACCTTGAACAGGCTCGTAGATTCGCCCCGGTGCTTGCAAAAGTTGGATTGGCCACCGGGGCTTCTCAAGGAGATCTCGGGTCCGTAGCAGCCGACCTTCAAAAGAAGTTTGGAATAGACACTGCCTCGGGTATGGAGCAGGCGCTTTCAACATTGGCTGTTCAAGGCAAGCGCGGCCAGTTCGAGCTTCTAGATTTCGCCAAGCAAATTCCTAAGATTGCTTCTGCCGCCGAACGATTTGGTGTCAAGGGAGGGGTTGGCGGCGTTGAACAACTTGGAGCATTGGCCCAGATTGCACGCAATTCAACCAGGTCAGGGTCTGAGGCCGGCACTGCTGTAGAAAATCTGTTTCGAGAACTAACTCTGAAGACGGATAAGATCAAAACGAAGACAGGAGTTGATGTATTTTCTGACAAAGGTAGAACTCAGACCCGAGATATCGAACAGCTGATTCCTGAGATCATAAAAGGAGCCAAGGGTAATCTTACCGATCTTCAGCAAATATTCGGGACACGTGGCATTCGAGCTGTTTCTTCTTTGATTGATAAATTCAACGAAACAAGGAAGGGTAAGCTGGCCGGCGGTGCAAGTGATGAAGAGGCTTTAGCTGCAGGTGCTAAGGCAGTTGCAGATGCATTTAAAGAGGCTAAGCAGGCAACTGAATCCAAAACAGAAATCGAAAGAGACGCCGCTGCAATGGCACAGACTTCCCAGGCCAAAATGACTGCGGCGTGGGAAAGCTTCTCTGATGCAGTCAGCAATCATCTTACTCCTGTTGCAACTGATCTGATTACTCAGTTTTCGAAAATCGTCCAAGAAACAAATGCGTTCGAATCCCTTGCCGACACTTTCATAGCTTTGGGAGAGGCAGCCAGCGGCGCTGTCGAAGCATTAGAATTTCTCGATCTTATCAAACCCAAGGGCCCCGCCCAACAACTGGATGCACTTGACAAGAAACAGCGGCGAAAAGAATCCGAACTGGCCTCTTTAACAAGGCGCTCAGAGAAAGACGGAATTTCAGTAGACGAGGCCAGAGATATCAGCGCCAAGATGAAAGAAATTAGGGGAATTGAGGCGGAGAAAGATAAGATAGATCCTGTTAGGCGACTTCGGGGCGCCGGTGCTGGGGAAAAGGGATACCGAACAAAGGATGATATTTTAACAAAGCTTCTTGCGTCTGGTGATTTGCCTGCAGATCTTGGCAAAGAAGGACTTTCTCAAGAAGGACGGGCTAGGGAGTTGATGAAGAAGTTTGAGGATCCTGAACGGATGGATCCCACCAAACTTCCTCTCGGACTGGGAACACCATTTGCTGAAACTCGGCTTACCGACGAACAACGGGCGCTCCTTGAAAGACATGCGATCAACGCCACCGCCGACCCCGAGCAGAAGGTGGATGGGGAAACATTCAAGGGGGCAGTAGACGAGGCTGGGAGCCACATCATAGACGCACACAACGAAGCCGGTGGGCTGCTAGTGAAGGCAGCGACTGCGGCCGCCAACATCATCAGTGGGGCCGGCCGTGGAAGCGGGGGAGGCCGAGTAGACGTCGGAGATGGCCCGCCCGGGGGATTCGGACCTAAGTTTTAAGCCATGGCAGAGCAACCGGTCACTCCTAATAGCATCATCCTAGGTCTTCCCAAGATGACCTTCCGAGGGATTGAATCTCCACCCTATGACCTCGTCACTTCAACGGGTGGATGGAGACAAGAGGAACTGACATTTCCTTATGTCGACGTATCAGGGCATGACAACCTCGGCCGGAAATCAATGCCATTTGAGTTCAAACTCTATTTTTTGAACACTGCCGGCGGCACGCTGAGTTCACCCAGCTCTGCTCTGTTTCCAGATCTGTGGAATCAGTGGCGCGAAGCGTTTATCTTCAATGGTGATCCTGGGGAATTGGTTCATCCTCTATTTGGTCCAATTGAAGTAAGACCGACCGATTGGGATATCGAACTTTCTAGCAACCGCCAATCCGGTGTGATCATGACGGTCTCCTTTTCGGAGACCAATCTGGACCCGGAGGCAGTTGCTGAAATTAATGCTCTTGCTGTCAACCTGGGGGATGCCGCCAAGGCAGCTGATCAGAATAGAGAGAACATTGGGATTGCATACCCAGATGGTGAGCGAACACCCGATCTGACCGAATTAATCGGGCAGCTCGAGGGGCTAATCTTCTCCACTCGATTGACAGTGGGCGGCTATATAAATCAGGCACTCGGCGTCGTGAGTGGACTGATCGATCTAATCGAATTGTCCCAGGATACCGCCAAGTGGGCAGCTGTCGATGTGCATCTTCAGGTATGGAACGGGCTGAAGGACCTCGGCGAGCGCCTTGGAATTGAAACCCCGCGCCCCATCGCAACTGTATTTGTCGGACACAAAACCAGCATCGACGAACTCGCTCAGAATCTAGGAAACACCGTAGGGGAAATCATGAGCCTCAATGAGAATCTTCTCGGCAAGCCCGATGTCCCAGCTGAATCGACGGTGAAGTATTTTGCTTCCTAATAGCCATGATGCAGAAGTAAGACTTCAATTCGCCAACGGCGAGAAGATTCTATATACTAAGGCATTCAGACTAGATCAACAGTTCACAGACCCACTCGAGTCGCTTTCCTTCACTTGCAGCCCTCCAGAGAAGGACAGAGAACGATACTCTCGGTTTCTAAATGTCGGGGAACAGGTAGTTCTCAAGATCGATGGCATGCCACAGGCCACGATGCTCATTGTCTCGAGAACTAGAAGCTCTGACGGGGGTCCTGCAGAAATCGAAGTGGATGCCCGCTCGATGCTGGTTACTGCCTATGAAGGTTCAGTTGACTACACAATCAACAAGAGCATCGAGGCTGACAAGCCAGTATCCGAAGTCATTCTCGAAGTAATGGGGCACTACGGATTCACAGAAATCGATGTCGACCCAGATACAGACGTAAGAGTCCGTTCCGGGCAACCCCTACCCGGAAGACAACCCATTGGAATCGAACTGGAGAAATTGAAAGAGAGAGATCTGGAAGCGAGTCCCGGGGAGTCTGCCTACCAATTTTGCAGCCGTGTCTTCAGTCGTCTAGGAGTTGTGCTTCGAACGAACGCTGAGGGCAAACTGCTTCTTTCCAGACCAAATTACAACCAAGACCCAGTGGTAACTCTCATCGAGGGCAGATTTCGGGTACCGGGGGCTATTCGCTGCCTTCCTTCTGTTTCAATCAGAGAATCCAACGAGGGACTCTTCTCGGAGGTGGTAGCTCTCGGACGAAAGCTCGACGATGTAAACGCCACCCTGGCCGGGAAGCCTATTGGGAGAGTGGTATGGGCTGGAGGAGCCGCTCCTGCAGGCACTCCATTCTCCGATGTCAAGACGAAGTTGATTGACTTCGAAGGGAACGGCTTACCGTTGTGGGCTTACAGGTCTCCTTTAGCACCCTATAAATCCAAGATCATCCTGGCGAAAAAGTGCCGAGATCAGGAAAGAGCCGAACGATTTGCTGAGTACACATTTGGACTTCGCAATGTTGGTGGATATATGGTAGAATGTGAAGTACGGGGGTTCAAATCTCCGGGAGGTCATATTTGGTGCTATGACCAGATTGTTCGTTTCCGTTGTTCCACGTGGGATATCGATGAACAAATGTGGGTACTTGGCAGAACCTTCTCCGGAGACGACAAGGGAGGATATAAAACCAAGTTCAAGTTGATTCCCAAAGGAGCCCTTCAACTTGGAGACATGCCAAATTGATTAGGACAACCTACGGCCAGTTTCGTGAGGCTTTTGCTGTTCGGTTTTCGGAAGAGAATAGTCTTTTGCTATTTTCGAGTCCAGCCACAATTATTGGCCCATCCGAAGATCTGGAAAGGTACATTCCAAACTCAATTATTACAATTTCGGGGTCTGTCTCCAATGACGGAAATTTCAAGGTCGTTGACAACAGCTTTACCGGATTTGTCACCATCGATCCCGAATATAATCCTATCGTAGGAGAATCGCCCGTTTCTGTTAACCACTCGGGCTATGCTGTTGCCAACGACGGATACCCTGAATGGCCCTATGAGAGAGTAAGAGCAGATTCTTTTGATTTCGGAATTGGAATCTCATGGGTCCATCCTATAACGGGCTCTCCTGTTACCGAAACGATACCCGGTAACACGCCCCTATCGACTTCGGCCAGCATTACTCTTGCCATCGCTATTGGTACTCCTGGGTCAGATGCCCACGAATGGTATTTATCAAAGAGAAGTCAGGATAATCCAGACATTATGATGGTAAAGGACCCAACCAACGGCGAGGCTGTGATTCTCTCGTTTCCGAACGAAACCCCGGGCATTCTTTCTCCTGCTAGGTTATCGAGGCTTTTCAAAAATGTCCACCTGTATGTACAGAGAAATAGCGATCAGGCTATCCAATGGTTTGACTTACATGCAAACTTCGTGTAACATAGGTAGATCCCTTGGAAATTGATGTTGCAGATGTAACCGTCGCAGAGATCAAGGACGGGCAGGTTCGTCTCCAGATTGGAGACCAGGCAACCGGCAGGGCGTTCGGTCAGAACTATTCCTTCTGGGGAATACCTGGTTTCTATTCAGTTCCGGCAGTACCAGATGACGATGCCGCCGCCCAGGTTCTCTTCATTTGGGACGACAACACCAAGCACATCATTGGGGGTCGAGACAACCGTCACACCGACTTGGTTGGTGCACTTGAGCCAGGCGACTTCGTGATTGTTTCCGGAAAGGCTCGCATATTCGGCAAAGCCCAGGATAACTTGGTGACCTTCTTCTCTGAGTCTGCCAGTGGAAAGAGCATGATTTGCTCCCTGGACGGGGCGAATGAGGAATTTACGATCCAGGTTGGCAAGTCCTACATTTCTGTAGGGCCTGACAGCATCACCCTGGGGGCCGGCGGTGCTGCCATTGAATTGGATGCTGATGGGATTGCAATCATCGGTAAGTACATCGGCCTGACCGCCCCTGGGGGTCACGTTGGAGCTGCCGGAGTTGGTGTGCCACTTCCTCCCGCCGCCCCACCAACGGCTAATGTTATTTTTGGATCGTCTGGAATGACCGGGGCGCCTAGCCCGGGTTGGGTTGTCGGGGCTTGAGCTCATGCAACTTCGCCATTCCAGATCTGCCAGGCTTCAGCCTGCCGATTCCTCCTCCTCTGCCGAAGCTTCCGCGGCTGCCAGGGATTCCGCGGCTGCCGGGGCTGCCTCCTCTGGAGATTCCAGATCTGCCAGGCTTCAGCCTGCCGATTCCTCCTCCTCTGCCGAAGCTTCCGAAAATCCCATTTCCCCCACCGTGTCCCCTAGACTGAAATGACTTACGTTCGCGGTCCTTACTCTTCCTTAACTTCCTTGCCTGTTCCTCCTCTTCCAGAAGTTCATAGTGCCCGCAAGTACAACTATGAAACAAATCTTCTCGAAATTGACGAAGCCACGGGAGGATTCAAGGGGATGCCTCCAACTGTGCAGAGGGTCGCGCTCCTTATCAGCTTTGAGGTAGAGGACGTGAAATTCATCACACCCCAGCAGAACGAACTGGTGAGGAAAAGAATGGAAAGAGCGCTTCTCCCATTGACATCTGGAAGGGCCCCTCTGATTAAGATTGAACGAATCTCAGTGGGGAGCGACAAAGCAGGTACCACCTTTAGGGAAGTCCGATTCCAAGACCTCACCATCAACGATCCTAACGTTGTACAGACAGTTAGAATAACATAATGGCATTCCCCAGCGTAATCAGCCTGAACTATCCGACAGAAGAAGAAAATCTGGCGGCGATGTTGAATGCCGTACGTTACGGCTATTCTAAGATTGGAATCAACCTCAACGTTCAGCCGGGGACTGAAGTCTATTATCGATACAAGGCAGTAGCCTCCCGAATTGCCGTTCTTGTTCAGAACAACAAGCTCTCTGTCAGAGGCATTTCTCCTCTGTCTGCAGAAGGAGAAGAACTAGTCGAACTAGCAGGCGTCTTTGGAGTCGAGAAACGCCCTGCTTCTGCAGCTGCTGGGAATGTAATTCCCAGCATTACTGTTACCACCCTTACAATTCCGGCTGGATTCAAGGGAACAAGCGCAGCTGGAATTGGCTATGAGACTACCTCGGCCGTCACAATTACCATAACGGGCGGCGAAACCACCCAGGTGGTGGCGACCAGCACCGGGTCAGATACCGAATTGGCTGCAGGGTCTGTAATCACGTGGGACTCTGCATCCATCGCTGGATTGAAGCAAAGTGCTATTGTTGCTCCAGGAGGAATCGACGGGGGCAACGACGAGGACAACCAAGAGACGCTAAGGCTTCGTCTCTTGCGCCGGCTCGGTCTTCCGAGCGTTGGAGGCAACAGCGCACATATTATCGAGCTGGCCGAAGAGGCATCAGCCGCAGTCCAGAAGGCCGTTGTTTACCCGGCAGTTCGAGGACCCTCTAGTGTTGATGTTGCCATCTTCGGCGCCACCGGCGATAGAGCGCTCGCAGACTCGGTAGTGAATACCGTGGCCAGTGCTGTGGTTGGGCAGTTTCCCGGGTTCGCCGATTTCAATATTACAACGGTCGAACCGGAATTCATTGACGTGGTGTTGGATCTAGACCTTCCTCTTCCCAAATTCGCAGGCGGAGCCGGTGGAGGCTGGAGGGATGCATCTCCATGGCCGAATACCAACGACTCAGGATTTGCCGAAGTAACAAGCATTGCCGATCTTCTTACTGTCGGGCAGATCACAGTCAATAGCGTTATAGCTCCTGTCGTCGGTAATCGATTTGGAATCTGGAATCCTACCACTGAGA